GACCCGGCTCGCTTTAAGGTAATCGCTGCTGGTCGTCGGTGTGGTAAGACACACTTCGCTGCTGTTACTCTTATCTTAGCGGCACTGGACGGTAACCCCGGCGGTGTCATGTACGTAGGCCCCACTCAGGGACTCGCAAGGGACTTGATGTGGGATAAGTTGTTTGAGCTGGCCGGGGATATTATTGAATCCTCTAACGTGAACAATCTAGAAGTAGTCTTAGCTGGTGGTAACAAGATAGCCCTCAAAGGTAGTGATAGACCCGACACGCTACGAGGCTACAGCTTAAAGCACTTAGTCCTAGATGAGTTCGCATTCCACAAGGAGGGAGTCTTCGATACTATTCTCCGGCCAGCTCTCGCGGACAGGAAGGGTTCAGCCTTATTCATCTCCACACCAGAGGGACGTAACGGCTTCTACGACGTATACATGAACGGAGAGGCCCGTAAGACTGGCTGGAAGTCATGGCACCTCACGTCGCTAGACAACCCCTTGCTTGACCCAGAGGAGCTAGCAGCCGCCAAGGAGACTATGGCTGGCTGGCAGTACCGACAGGAGTTCGAGGCATCCTTCGATGCTAAGGGGTCTGAGTTCTTCGATACCGAGGCATTCGACTTCTACGATGAGAAACCCAAGGCTATGCCGGGGGACTACTACATCTCTATTGACTTAGCTGGCTTCGAGTCAGACAGAGGCAATAAGACTAAGCGCAGGGACAACTCAGCTATGGCTGTGGTATTCGTCAGCGACACCGGAGTATGGTGGGTAGAAGATATTATCTATGGTCGGTGGACGCCTCAGGAGACAGCTGAGCGCATCTTCAGCGTAGTAGATAAGTACAAGCCTGTAGCCATGGGCATAGAGAAAGGCATAGCCCAGCAGGCTGTCATGGAGCCTCTACAGGATCTCATGCGTCGCACAGCTAGAGTCTTCCGAATAGACTTACTGAGTCATGGCAACCAGAAGAAGCAAGACAGAATACTTTGGGCATTACAGGGGAAATTCGAGCATGGGAAGATCAAGCTCAAGAAAGGAGACTGGAACATTGAGTTCGTCGATGAAGCGTCGGCGTTCCCTAGTCAACTGGTTCATGACGATTTACTTGATGCCCTATCATACACTGACCAGATGGCTATACTACCCTACTCAATGGGTGGAGATATCGAAGATGATTACGAGCCATTTGATGCCGTAGCAGGCTACTGAGGACACTATGGATAACGAGATATTTCAGGACGACCACAACGGCCTAGGCATCCAAGGAGACCTAGTGAGCTGGGTCATGGGTAAGTGCAACGACTGGCGGGACTATTACGAGGCCAATCACGCGGATCGCCATGAGGAATACATGAGGCTGTATCGCAACCAGTGGTCTAAGCAAGATCAGGAGCGACAGAGCGAGCGGTCTAAGTTGATTGCTCCAGCGCTAGCGCAGGCTGTTGAGTCCAACGTAGCAGAGATAGAAGAAGCTACCTTCGGACGCGGTAAGGTCTTTGATATCAAGGACGACGTACAAGGCCAAGACCCCACACAGGTGGCCTATCTACGGGAGAAGCTACACGAGGACTTCGCAGTAACACGCCTGCGGTCTTCTATCGCTGAGGTTCTGGTCAATGCGGCTGTGTACGGCACAGGCATCGGTGAGGTCGTGATCGACGAGATCAAGGTGTACAAGCCAGCGACTAAGCCCATGATGGATGGGATGATGAATGAGATAGGCGTGGAGGAGACTTACCGCCCTGTCGTTAAGCTCAACCCTGTACAGCCTAAGAACTTCTTGATTGACCCAGCAGCGCCTAACGTAGACGAAGCCATAGGCTGTGCGGTAGATGAGTATGTTAGTCGTCACATTGTAGAAGAACTACAAGAACAAGGAGTCTATAAAGACGAGGAGTTCGTAGGTGACGCAGCAGCGGACTCAGAGATAGAGTTCGACTCAGAGATAGACTCACGTCCCAAGGATCGTATTCGTCTTACTAAGTACTACGGTAAGGTGCCACGAGAGCTTCTGATAGAAGAAGGCGCAGACGAAGAGGACATGGAACCCGGCCACTACGTTGAGGCTGTCGTTGTGATAGGCAACGAGGGCGTCCTCCTGAAGGCTATTGCTAACCCCTATATGTGTCAGGATCGTCCTGTTGTGGCTTTCCAGTGGGACATCGTACCGTCAGTCTTCTGGGGACGTGGAGTCTGCGAGAAGGGCTACATGAGCCAGAAGGCTCTAGATGCTGAGCTACGCGCTCGTATCGACGCACTGGCCCTTACGACACACCCCATGATGGCAGTGGACGCTACACGCATCCCACGGGGCCACAAGCTAGAGGTACGGCCCGGTCGTATGCTACTGACTAACGGTGATCCTAAGCAAGCGATCATGCCGTTTAACTTCGGTCAGCTCAATGCTATTACATTCCAGCAGGGTGCTGCGCTACAGCAGATGGTAGCTCAGGCTACGGGTTCTTCTGATAGCGCAACCCCACAGGTACAGAACGACGTAACGGCAGCAGGCATGTCGATGGGTCAGGGCGCTGTCATCAAGCGACAGAAACGTACGCTAGTGAACTTCCAAGAGAACTTCTTGATTCCCTACGTGAAGAAGTCAGCGTACCGATACATGCAGTTCGACCCTGAGAACTACCCTGTGCAGGACTACAGCTTCCAAGTCTTTAGCTCACTAGGGGCTATGGCTAGGGAATACGAAGTAGGACAACTCTCTCAGATGCTACAGATGATCCCACCGGAGTCACCCGCTCACGGCGCTATCATCAAGGGTATTGTAGATCACTTGAATGTGACTAACCGAGATGAGATCATGCAGGCTATAGATCAAGCTAACCAGCCTAATCCTGAGGCAGAGCAACAGGCACAGCAACAGCAGCAGGAGCAGCATCAAGCTCAGATGGCGATACAGCAGGGTCAGGTTGCATTACTGAACGGTCAGGCTGCTGAGTCCAAGAGCAGGGCTGAGAAGTACTCTGTCGAGACTCAACTGATGCCAGATGAGCTAGCGCTGAAGTATGCCGAAGACGAGGACTCCAAGTCGTTCGAGCGTAAGGCACGTATGGGTGATCTACTTCTTAGAGAGCAAGAGCTACAGCTCAAGCAGGACACAGAGGTAGAACGCGCTAAATCCAAGGCTGAGACAGAGATGGTTCAGCAACTAGTCAGAGGAGCACCAGATGGATCTACTGCAAATACAGGCCCTTCTGGTCGGCCTCCAGCAACAAATAACGGAGCTTAGAAACGGAGGCGTTCAGGGCGAAGTTGGCGATAAAGGCGATAAAGGCGAGACTGGAGACACAGGCCCTCCCGGTGAGACGGGACAACAAGGGCCTGATGGAGAACCGGGGACTAAATGGTTCACTGGTAACGGCGTACCGTCTGAGGACATAGGCATTCCTTATGACTACTACTTAGACGGTACTGATGGGTGGATATACCTAAAGCGGCCTAACGGCTGGATGAACACCGGGGATAACCTGAAAGGGCCTCCGGGTAATTAACGACCTCTAGGAGAGACAATCGTGATAGATGATAGAAAATTCAACGAGCTAGTAGACAATACGACTAAGTACCTACAGCTATTGATGGACAAGAACACAGCACTCGAGAAGCGCTTAGAAGCCCTCGAAGCTAAGAAGACAATCAGCAGGAGTAAAGCAGATGACAAGTGAATCTAAATTCTTCGATGATTGCCGTGAGTTGTTCTTGACAGACGGATGGAAAGCATTTAAAGACGAAGTAATTGTAGGGCTTAATAGCGTACATGTTGCTTCGCTAGAGAGTGCAGAGGACTTCTGGAAAGCAAAGGGAAGGGTAGAAGCCCTGTCTCAGATTGCTGGCTGGGAAGACGCTGTACTCGCAGCAGAGGCGCAGCAGGAAGCGGATTCGGAGGACTCCTATGAGGAGGCTGTATGATGCACGCTGCACTAGCTGCAACAAGATAACTGAAGTGTTCGGTAGGGAGTCTGATGATTTCCGGTGTGGAGCCTGCGACTCCCCTGCCGAGCGTATAGTTAGTCCCGTTAAGTGCCACCTCGATGGCGTATCTGGGGATTTCCCCGGAGCCGCTATTAAGTGGAAACGCGATCATGAACGGGCAGCACGTCAAGGATAACCACAGCCAAGTGACCCTTGTTTATTTAATCTGATAAGCCTTAATAGGCCCGGAGTTTGATAATGGCAACACTGATAGATACCGATGGTGAAATTATTGGAGAGACAACCACAGTCGATGATCTCGAGGAGCAAGTAAATCTTGACGAAGATTTAGAACAACCTGAGATTGAAATAGAACCCGAGAGTGACCTCCCTGATAAGTACCAAGGTAAGTCCGCTGCGGACATAGCACGAATGCACCAAGAGTTAGAGAAGCGTCTAGGACAGCAGTCCTCTGAGGTGGGCGAACTACGCCAAGCCTTTGACCAGATGGTTCAATCTAGTGTAAAAGCGCAGCAGGCCCCACCGGAAGTTGAAGAGGTAAGTGATACTGACTTCTTTGCCGATCCGAAAGCTGCCGTAGCACAGGCGATTGAGAACCACCCTAAGCTACGACAGGCAGAAGCTGTAGCCGTAGAGATGGCTAAGAACCAAGCTCTAGCTAAGCTACAGACTACGCACCCCGACATGAAGACGATACTGACTTCTACCGATTTCCAATCATGGGTAGGCAAAAGCCAGTTCCGTCAGGGTCTATACCAACAAGCAGACAGCAACTACGATTACGCAGCTGCCGACGAACTACTAACACTGTTCAAGGAAGCTAAAGGAATTGTGGCTGAAGCTGCTAAGATTGAGAAGGTCGCACAGAAGAGTGCGGTTAAGAAAGCCTCAACAGGAACGTCACGGTCTGCACCCGAAGGCAAGAGCCGGAAGGTCTACAGACGACGTGACATTATCGAACTAATGAATACCGATCCCAAACGGTACGACGCTATGTCTGAGGAGATTATGAAAGCGTATCGGGAAGGGAGGGTTAAATAAGGGAATACTATGCCATTAGGTACTAATAACGTAACAAACACGACTGCTGCAACTTTCATTCCAGAGTTGTGGTCAGATGAAATCATCGCTGTCTATGAGAAGTCGCTTGTGGTTAAGCCTCTTGTCCGCGCCATGTCTATGGTTGGCAAGAAAGGTGACACCATCCACATCCCTAAGCCGGATCGTGGCGCTGCTTCTGTTAAGGCTGAGTCTACTCAGGTCAATCTAATCGCTGGCACCACTGGCGAGTTAATCATCAGCATTGACCAGCACTACGAGTACTCACGTCTTATCGAAGACATCACAGACGTACAGGCTCTGAACAGCCTCCGTAAGTTCTACACCGAAGACGCAGGCTATGCTCTTGCTACTCGTGTAGATACAGCTATTGTTGCTGAGGGCGCTAACTTTACCTCACAGCTGGAGTTCACCGCTGACGGTGTACAGACTGCTGCTGGTACTGCTGCTTCTGCATTCAACGACGCTGGCTTCCGGGCTGCTATTCAGGTGCTCGACGACAACAACGTACCCATGAACAACCGTGTATGGGTAATCTCTCCTGCTATGAAGAAAGAGTTACTTGGTGTTTCTAACTACATCAGCACTGACTTCGTAACTGGTAAGCCTGTTGAGTCCGGTTCTATCGGTAGCCTCTACGGTATCGACATCCACGTAAGCACTAACCTGCCTACTGAGAACACTGACGAGAAGGGTTCACTGTTGTTCCACAAAGACGCTATTGTCTTTGCAGAGCAGCTGGGTGTCCGCGTCCAGACTCAATACAAGCAAGAGTGGTTGGCTGACTTGATGACAGCTGATACCTTATACGGTACTCACATCTATCGCCCAGAAGCAGGCGTTAAGTTGTTTGGTACGGTCTAAGCACAACGGCCCCTTCGGGGGCCTTTCTTATGTAAGTCCATTGCCCAACAGTGGGCTTCCACAAGAACACGGAGATTCTTATGTCCATTACGTATACACCGACGACTAACTTTGGATCAAAAGATAGTCTTCCATCGAACGACCCGAATAAAGTAATTAAGGGTGCTGAGTTCACTACTGAGTTCACCGCCATCCAGAGCGCCTTCGGATTGGCTGCTCCTTCTTCTAATCCTACTTTCACAGGTACAGCTACGTTCGATAGCGTGACTGCTAACGCTGTGTCGCTAGGAAATGTAACAACCAGTAACCTTACAGTAAACGGTGCCTTCACCTCCAAGGGCATCGACGACAACGCTACGTCCACGGCTATCACGATTGATGCTAGCCAGAACGTAGGTATTGGTGCTGCCCCAAACACTACTGGATTCGGCGGTACGTTTAAGTATCTAGGAGTCAACGGTGGTTCTGGTTATGGGGCATTTAACGGACAAACAACAAGCACTACTGTGAACGATGCAGCGGCCCAGTACATGGGAAGCACTACTGGTACTAGCGGTTATCAACTCCTTGGTGGCATG